CAGTCTACCAGCATCACAGATAAGCCAACGTCTACAAATGTCAGCTTCTAGTATATGCTGATCTACATCGAAGTCAGGTTCCACTGATGGTAGTTCTTGAGGCGGTGGGGGCGGTTGGCCCATCATCATCGCCTGTTCTGCCATCATTGGATCTGGAGGCATCTGAATAGGCTCACTATTGATGAGTTGTTGAATCTCCTCAAATTGTTTCTGCCTATCATCCTCACCAGGAACTTTGTAATCAAGCAGACCAATGGCCCGTTTGACATATGGAATGTTTTCAGGTGAGGTAAGAGATGCAATGATGCCCTCATTACCCATCTTAAACAATTCCATGATCTCGTCTTTCTGTTGATTCCAGCTAATTGGAAGATTCTCGTTCGCTTCCAACTCGATGGAACCCATCTTACCTTCTAGTTCAGCACGTCGAATGAATACGTTAATGAAGTTTCCATATTCATCTTTCTTGACTTGTTTTTCATCATCTTTCATGTCTTTAATGTAGAGTGGTATCACCTTACCGAAAATATCTTTCCACCACAGTGTCAGCATTTTCCATGTGGTCTGTAGACGCTGTAGCGCCTGATTCCTAGACATGGAATATTCAGAGGCAGTACGTGACCCCGCCATCTGACCACCAAACAATGATGGGAGAGCACCAGAAACCATCTGCCCCATCTGTTGAACTTTCTCAGCAAAGGGTAATACTTCCTGACTGAGAGTAGCAGTTCGTACTTCATAGAATCCTTCTGATAGTGGTTTGCCTGCTTTCGGAGTAGCAGGATATATACCGCCCACAAGGACTTCGGATTGTCTATATGAATTGAAATTGAGTACTTTTGGGTCAGCGAAAGTCTGAGGAATTCCGTGTTCCACCGTTTGTAGTGTGAGTGAAACAAGATCATTAGTAATATCCTGAACGGATACGAGTAGTAGACCAATGGGGTCGTGATGTAGATAATCAGACAGAGGATTATAGGTCAGAGTCCAACAATCATCAAATGACTCATTACATGCATGAGCCACGATGTCATTAACTACGACAACCTTACAACCATCTGGAAACTTTTTCTTGAGTTCCTTCATTTCATCTTCAGGCAGAAGATTGAAGGCAGCAGGACGAAGCCACACATTACGAACCGTGACGTTGTGAATCGGATGTTCACCACGATACTGAGGTGATGTGCGTCCCCACTGTTCGTAAAGATCGTATGTCGATGAACCAGCAGTAATCTTGTCTTTCAGTTCAGGATACATCTCTAGTGCATTAGCGTAGTGAGTTTCGTAGGAGTAGATGAGATATGTAGCATCCTTCTGAGTACGTGCCCACACGGGGACTTTAACGAATAGTCCACCGAATATTTCAATGCAGATACGCGATTTCGGATGTTTAGTTTTGCCAATCAGTCGAGTAATTGGAATTGACTCATTTCTCAAGTCAGGAATGACACTTTGAGCACAGTTTGGACAGATGTCCATTTCACGTAGCAAATTATTAACAGGAACGTCATCATCACCAGGTTGGAATTTATCCTCCTGCATTGAAGTGATGATCTTATCTGCCATCTCTGTTTGACAGAGCGGACAGATTGAATGTTCATGTTCTTCTAGTGTTTCTTCGTATTGATTTTCCTCGTATGTTCCATACTTTTCATCTTCTTTCGAGTAGGAATACGCGGCCATCATTCCTTCAGTACAGAAAATGAATAGCGCATGAAGCCACAGTAACGGAGCATTATTATGACGGAAAATCAACTCAGCAATCTTGTCTCCTGCCTTTGCCGTCATTACATCCATCGGATTATCAGCATCGTCAGGATAACAAGTAACAGGAGGAACAGTTACCGATAGTGCAGCAATAATGGATTCGAGATACGCGCGGAAGATATTGACTGGCTTATCGTAATACGCCTGATCGTTATCCTCTCCTGCTCGTTCTGAATCAGGCACACGCCAATCATGGGCTACTTCACTGTAATACGTATGTTGAATATTTTCCCACATCAATTTGAGTCTGCGCCATGTTCTGATCTGACGATCGCGCACACCCCTATCCTCATCATCGAAATGATCGACGATGAATTTCAACTGTCTTTGTAAATCTTCAGTTAGTGATTCTGATTTAGTAGCCATGTTAGTAGTAGGCTTCTTCTTCCTCGTACTGCGGACGACGACGCGGAGTAGACCAGTCCTGCATCGGCATCATCTGCATGGGTTGTCTACGTTGATTACGCATCGCTTCTGCCTTACCTTGCGCGAGTGCGTATGAGAGATTAGGCATACTCTGGTCTACTTGATTACCCACACCTAATCTACGTCCAATAGGACCATCGTAAATCTGACCACCCTGCTGTCCTCTTGAAACACTACCGGCTGGAGTTCCACCAGCTTCGTATTGAGGTTGTCCACCAACACCCCGACGATTCATAATGGCTTCGATAGCACCACCCAACAAACCACCGATACTACCCTGCTTGCCCATTGGTTGAGTGGTATTCATGCCACCACCGCCCCAATCAAATGAACCGCCACCAAATCCGGGAGATGATCCACCACCTCCACCGAATCCACCACCCCAACCACCGTTCATTACGGTGTTTTCCCATGTTGGAGAGATGCCACCACGTCCACCACTAGCAGCACGACCAACCATTCCACCGAATCCACCGCCTGCACCAGTTTGTGAACCAATGTCACGGAGTATGCTGCCAGTCTTACCACCGAGTGTTCCACCAGCACCACCCCAACCACCACTACCACTCATACCAGAGGCAAAGTCACCGACCATGCCCATGATCTGATTTGCTTTATTAGGTGATGGAGCGATACCAGTTTTCTCGTACTGTTTCTGAGCATCACGCTCATTCCACTTACCGACTGCTTTATTAGCCAGTGGAGCAAGAGACAATGAAGCCCCGCCAGTAAACGGTGCCGCAATGTATGGTGCAGCCGTGAGTGCAATCTTACCGATTTTTGACCAGAGGCCCATGATCTGTTCCTATCTAGATGGTTATGGTAGAGAGATAGGCCCAGAAGCCTGCAACCTTCAGAACCCAGATGATTGTGGCCACGATTGCAACGACGTTAATCAGCACGATAAATCCCGGAGCGATGTATGGTGGACCATACTTGTTTATCAGTGCTACCAACACGCCGACAGCGAGAATCACGAGTATGACTGTTAGGATCGGCATTACCGTTCTCCTGATGCTGGCTCGTGTAAACCTACTGCTTTTTCAAGCTCGTCAATCTCTTTCATTTTGTCTCTTGTCAACTGAGCCGCTTTGCGATCCTCAGTTTCAAGCATCTGTTGCCTTACACGCCACGGTGTAAATGTGTGACCCACAGGTTGAGCCACTTCTTCTGCAACAGGTTGTACAATTGGTTCGGGCTTACCCGCGTCAAGTAAGCGATGGAGCAACTCACGACGTTCACGCTCGCTGCCTGCAAGCTGAATACGGAGTACTTCACATGTCTCACATGGAGCAGGAGTAAGCCCGAACCATTTGTACAGAAGTTGTTTAACCACGACGATGATACCTCGTAACTGGTTTCACTACATCACTATCTTGTTCTAGTTTTTCAGCATTTCTGTAGAATGCAGTCCAATCATGATTCTTAGAGAGTTTATCTATTATGACTTGCTGAGCTTGGACTCGTTTGAACTCTTGGTTAGACTCATCAAAAAAACCTTCAGCGGCATCGACCAAGTAACGCAAACCATCAATGGGATCGTCTCCCTCGAATTCTGCGATGTCCTCTGCTGGTTTGTTGTTTTTTGGTTTATCATAGCTACATGCCTTGATTGCATTGACTAGAATTGGGCAACAATCCTTGAAAATCTGTAGTTTGGGGATGTTAGTTTCAGGTTCTTGAGGATTAAATGAGTTACAATAGCTCTTATACTCTGCCATGCCGCGATTTCGGAAGATCCACATGGCATGTTCTTCATCATATTTGCCTATTTCAGATTCTGGTGTGAACTTTTCCTTCCATCGTAGATATTCATGTATCAGCATCTTGCCCGCTACACGCGATCCGGGTGAGTTGTTACTCAATTCAATCGGCATCTTGAGTTCGTCCTCAATCTGCTGTTGAATGGTATGTTCCTGACCCCTTTCCTGCGCGGCTGACTTACAAAATCTAACAAGTCTAGGATATTCTCTATCAATATTTGCCTTGACGTATGGTGCCCATTCAGCGATTTTAGTCTTGATCCAGTATTGTTCACGATAGATGTAAATTCTTTTACTGGGCGATATGGCTGCATACCCAATCCACGTCATCGCAGCGTATCCCCAATCACCAACCACAATACGCGGCCACCACTCAGGGATTTCAAACGGTTCAACTACGTGGAGCGCATGTTCAGGTTCATCAGGTAAATGATTATCCCGGAACTCAGTGAACACTTGCCCCAAATATGAATCGAAGTCACCGTACAACTTCGCATTTCGTTCTGCTTCAGGTAGTGCTTCTAGTGACTTTTTATAGTTTGGATCAATGTGTGGATTATCAGCCTGTGTTGCAAAGATCATTATCCGCTTGTTACCACCACGGCCGATAATAATTCTCCCTCCTCGTTTATCAGGATCAACAAATCTTTTCTTAGCCCAGCTATGTCCAATACCACCGGGCATCCCAGCAGTTCTAATGATGGCTGGGAGTTCTGGTGTTGAAGTTCGGACTCGCGTGAATCCGATGTAAAGATACATGAATTCGGTAAAGGAAGTAATTTCGTCGGGAGTAAAG